AGGATAATTACAAAATAACAATACGATATAGAAAAAATATGAAAGAATCATATAAGATACACTACAGAAATAATATATTTGAAATACAGTCAGTTGTTAACCCTTATATGAGAAATGAATCATTAGAATTATATTGTATTGCGAAAACGCGTGGTGTTGATAATGGCTGATTTTGAATTTAATGGATTAGAAGAATTTATCTCGCAGTTATCTGATGTAGCAGAGAGCTATGGAAATACGTGTGAAAAGCATCTAAGGACAATAGGCAATAAGTACCGCAAGGAAATTATAGCACGCACGCCAGACTCGGGCAGTACATGGGAATACGATGAATCAAAAACTAAGCAGGAAAATAACAACAGAAAACGAAGATTTGCAAAGTTAAAACTCAAAAAAGGATGGAAATTTGAGGTTAAAGGTTATCATGGTAGCGATTTGAAACTTGAGTTATGGACTAGCAATAAGAAATTCCATTTGCTTGAGAGAGGGCATAAGATTATTTCTCATGGTAAAAATGCAGGATTTGTGCAAGGGAAATTTTTCTTTAAAAAAGCATCAGAAACTATGGAAAATGAAGTAATACCCGAAGAATTAGAAAAGCTAATGAAAGATATTACTAAGAAAATGGGGTGAAAATGATTGTTAAAACAAACAGATATATTTAAGAGTGTTATAAGCAAATTGAATACATTGAAATTAACGATATATACGGATGAAGTAGCAGAAAATTATAAAACGCCGTGCCTATTCGTAAAATTAATTAAAGTATTTAGCGCACAAACAAAAAATGTAAATAGTAATAATCTAACAATCATTGTAACCTATATGTTTAGCAAATATGAATCACAACAGATTCAGAAGTTAAATTTTGAGGATAATATAATTGATTTATTCGGGCATGGATTACAGATAAATGATAGATTCCTGCATACTGATAATATATCTTATGATATGATTGGCGAAGATAACGACATATTACAAGCAACAATAGATATAACCTATATAGATAGTAATGATTACGATAATAATTATGATTATGATAATAACACAGAATATGAATTAGCAAACAAAGTGAATGTAAAAATGGATTATTAATAAGTTAATCCAGTTAACATTTTGAAATGTGAGAGGACTTATAAAAAAGCCCTCTATTTTATTTGGAGGTAGAAAAATTATGGGTTTAAAAATGCCATCTATTTCAATTCTCTTTAAAACTAAGGGAATTACGGCGATTGAAAGAAGCCAGCGCGGTATCATTGCAATGATTTTCGATGATTCATCAATTGATAATGAGATTATCTACAGTGTGGATGATATCCCCGAAACAGCTAAAGATTACACAAAAGAGCAGATTCAGCTTGCACTGACAGGATATCAGACAAGCCCACGTTATATTAAGTGCTTTAACAATGCCATGCAATCAAAAACAAGTAAGGATGCAGACGGTAAAGACGTTGTTACAACGATTCAAGATTATACGGAAATTCTCAAAAAGCTGGAGAATGAAAGATTTGATTATCTTGTTATTCCAGCAATCGACGAAAAGAATGTAACGATTGTGTCTAGCTGGATTAAGTCACAACGTACAGTGTATGACAAGATGGTTAAAGCCGTGCTTCCAAATTGTCCAGCAGACTTTGAAGGTATTGTTAATTTCACCAATACGACAATTAAAACTAAAACTAAGACATATACGACGGCAGAATATTGTGCGCGTATTGCAGGAATGATTTGCGGTACACCTGCAACGATTTCATGCACTTATGCGCCGTTGGCAGAGGTCATTGATTGCGACAGATACACTAAAGACGAAATGGATGCAAAAGTCGGCAAAGGTGAATTGTTTGTTTTCTACGACGGCGAAAAATTCAAAATTGCACGTGGAGTTAATAGTTTTGTAACGACCATGCAGAATAAAGGCGATGAATTTAAAAAGATTAAATTAGTTGACCTTATGGATATGATTCATGATGATATCAAAGATACTGCAAAAGAATCATATATTGGTAAGTATGCTAATAGTTACGATAACAGACAGCTTTTGATTAATGCTATTCTTGGATATTTTCAAGGACTTGAAAGAGATTCATTGCTTGAAATCAGTCAGAATACGGTTGATATTGATTTAGACAGCACTAAAATTTGGCTGTTGTCTAATGGACTTAAAACCAAAGATGAGTTATCTAAAATGTCAACGATTGAAATCAAACAAGCCAACGTACACGATAATGTATTTTTGACTGCTAATATCAGTCCGTTGGATGCAATCGAAAATATCACACTTAATATTAATCTTGACTAAATTAATTAGAATTGTTAATGGCAGGGTATAGATAATATATCCTGCTTATTATTATGGAGGTTATAGCATGAAAGGTTATACAGGACAAAAAGTAATGTCTGGCACAGAGCTGGAATTGTGGATTAATGATAAATATATGGCACAGGTAACAGAATTTAAGTCTGAAATCACACTGACTAAAGAAAAAGTCAATATGGTTAAGCACAGAGGCGTATCTTATAAATACACTGGTTGGGAAGGTAAAGGCTCATGCAAGTTTAACCACGTTAGCTCATACTTTGTTAAACTGCTTGCGGATGACATGAAAAACGGCAAAACTACTGTATGCACTATTGTTGGTAAGGTATCTGACCCCGACGTTAGCGGAATTGAAAGAGTCGCTTTATCCGGCGTAGTTTTCGACAAACTCACACTTATGGATGCAAGTGCAAAGAAATTAATGGAAGATGCACAGTCATTTTCTTTTGACAATTTTGAGGTATTAGACACGGTTGATGATTAATTAAAAGTTAACTGGATTTACATTTTTAAGAGGGCGCAAAAACCCTCTTAAATTATTATTATTATTATAACTAAAAAATGAGGTAGATATTATGGAAAACAATATTGTAAACAAATTATTGAAATTGGATGCAAGAAAAATTACAGAATTGCCAAAAGAGAAATTTGAGGTAAAGCGTTTATCTAAGATTATGGGAGAAAAATTTGAGGTTGAATTAAGCGCATTAGATTCTGAAACATATTCGGAGATTCAGAAATCAGCAATTAATTTCAGCAAAGGTACGGTTAAAGAATTAGATATTTATAAGATGCAAATGTTGTCACTTACAGAAGGGATTAAAAGCCCCGATTTAGGTAATAAAGAATTGCAAAAGCATTTTGGCGAAGCAACTAAAAAAGGATTGATTTCTAAGTTATTTTTGTCCGGCGAAATTGCAGAAATGTATCAAGTAGTATCTAAGTTGTCGGGCTATGATTCTGAAGAAATTGATTCAGAAGAAATAAAAAACTAATAAAATCCGACGTTGATGTAAGTCATATGTATTATCTATACAGATTTCATAATATCACGCCGGAGAATTATTATAATATGAAAATTGGCAACAGAATTATACTTAATAGTTTTGTTGAATATGAGATAGAGCAAAAAGCAAAGGAAAATGGGGGTGATGAATAAATGTCAAATAGCCATGTAATAGATGCAACGTTGAAACTTGTTGATAATTTCACCCCAATATTACGCACTGTAAATAAAGCGTGTGAAACCACAAAAACTGCTATGAAATCTATGGGCGATTCGATTAAAAAAGTCGGTAGTGATGCCGACAAACACAAAACGAAATTAGCAGAAATGTCTAAAGCATACACGCGAATGGCAAAGGACATAAAAAAATCGGGGCAATCTATACAAGAATTCTGCGAAAAGGCATCACTAATAACCGTACCGTTGACAGCGGCGGCAGTCGCAGGAATCAAATTACATGCAGATTTTGAAGATGGCGTTGCTAAGATTAGTACGTTGGTTGATACGGATGTTATCAGTATGCAACAGTTGTCTAACGGAATACGCGAAGTATCAGACAAGACAGGTGCATCTGTTGCGGAATTATCTGAAGCAGAGTATCAAGCTATTTCCGCTGGTGTGGATGCGACTAAAGTCACACAATTCCTTGAAGTAGCAACTAAATCAAGTATTGCAGGTTTTACGGATTCTGCAACAGCTATTAATGGATTATCAACCGTTTTGAATGCTTATGGATTACAGGCAGAGGATGCCGCAAAAATATCCGACCAAATGCTTGTAACGCAGAATTTGGGCAAAACTACGTTTGGCGAAATGGCGCAAAGCATGGGTAATGTAATCCCGATTGCGGCACAGTTAGGAGTTACCACGGATGAATTGTTTGGCTCAATCGCGGCGTTAACCAAAAACGGCATCCAAACGTCCGAATCAATCACAGGACTGAAAGCGGCGTATAGTAACATTATCAAACCATCATCCGAAGCGGCAAAAATGGCGCAATCAATGGGGCTGGAATTTAACGCGGCGCATTTAAAGAGCGTTGGATGGGTGCAATTTTTGAATGAAGTGCAAGTGGCTACTGGTGGCGATACTGCAAAAATGGGGCAGTTATTCGGTAGCGTTGAAGCACTCAATTCCGTTTTGGTTTTAACGGGAAAAGGAAATAAAGACTTTGTTGATTCTGTTAAGGCAATGGGTGATAGTAACGGAATTACAGAGCAATCATTTTATAAATTATTGACACCAGCAAAACAAAATCAGATTGCACTTAATCAACTAAAAAACGCCGCTATGGATATGGCAAGCGGATTAACGCCGTTATTGCGTGCCACTACGGTATTGATGAAAAACGCCGCAGATACGCTCAAAAGTCTAACGCCAGAGCAGAAAGAAATGCTAGAAAATTTCTTAAAAACGGTGATTGTATTGTCATTAGTTGGCGTTGGAGTTGGTAAGGTTGTGTCAGTGTTTGGCGGTATGCTAGGTACGTTGGTACAATTCGGCACGGCGATAGAGACAGCAGGAGGATTTATCCCGTTATTAGTCGGCAAAATAAAATCAATAGCAACAGTATTTACGCTTGTATTTAATGTAATCAAAGCGGGAATGTCTGTAATGATGATGAATCCATGGATATTAGCAATCACAGTTATTATTGGTTTAGCGGTGCTGTTATATCAGAATTGGGATACAGTAAAAGCATTTTTTATTAATTTGTGGGATTCTGTTACACAAGCATTTAATAGTTTTATTGCATTTTTAGGTAGTTGCTGGGATGGTACAAAAGCGTATTTTATCAATACATGGGAATCAATTAAACAATCAGTATGGCAAGCACTTGTTAATCTGATTGGACAAGACAAAATAAACGCGATAGTCGCAAAAGTAACCAATCTTATTAATCTTATTAAGCAAACATTTGCAAGCAGAGTGAATACAATAGCAAGCGTATTTAATAGCATTCGCACAAAAATAGCAAGCGTATTTAATAGCATTAAAACAGTTATTGTGTCTATTATCAATTCAATTGTCAATGTAATTAAACCGCCTGTTATGCGTATTGTAACGGCAGTAGTAAGCGCATTTAACAATATTAAAAGTAAAGTAATGTCTATTGTAATGGCAATCAGAAATACTATTACAAGTTATTTTGGTGCTATTTTTACTGCAATTAGAAATATAATTAATATTTATATCAATAGTATTTATAATACAGTTTCAATAATTGTTAATGGTATTGTTGATATATTTGGCGGTTTCATTGATTTTGTTATGGGTGTATTTAGCGGTGATATGGACGGCGCGTTAAACGGATTATCAGAAATGTTTCAAGGCTGGGAATCAATAGTTACAGGCGTTTTTGAAAACATTAAATCCACTTGCCTATCAGTAGTTAATACTATTATTGATTCCATCAACTCTATCAGTTTCACCGTGCCCGATTGGGTGCCCGATATTGGAGGTCAGACCTTCCAGCCGTCGTTGCCACATTTTGCAGGTGGTACGGATGATTTTGTTGGCGGTAATGCAGTAATCAATGAAAAAGGTGGAGAAATTGTAAATCTGCCGAATCACACGCAAGTTATACCGCATGATAAGAGCCTACAGCAAGAATATGCAAGGGGCAAAGCAGACGGGCAAGGCAAAGGTAATGGTATTAATATAACGATACAATCAATGACAGTTAGACAAGATTCTGATATTGACAGGATAGCAAATTTATTAGCAGAAAAGATTAATTTAACGGCGCAAAATCTTGCATAAAAAAGTTAACTAGATTTATTTTTGGGGGGATTGATTAATTTCAATCCCTTTATATTTTGGGGGTGAAACCGTGAATTTTTTAAAATCAATAATGAATGGATATAATGCAAATAATGGCGGTATTTCCGAAGATTGTACAATAACAATACAAGACAGTTATGGAGGCAGTTTTGACTTTCCAGTGTTGCCATCTAGTTTTGAAGTAAGTGTTAAACAAAACAATTCAACAGTTAATATTAATTCGTTGGGAGAATTGAATGTAATCGGAAAAACAGGTCTTAAAACAATATCATTATCTAGTTTTTTTCCAGCGCAGGAATACGATTTTGTTAAAAGTGGAATGTTTGGGATTAAAAAGCCATATCAATATGTAAGACAATTAGAATTTATGCGCACCAATGGCAGACCATGCAGAATTATTATATCTAACACTAACGTTAATATACCTGTATTAATTGATTCGTTTTCTTATTCTGAAAAGGACGGCTCATCAGATGTATATTTTACGTTATCGCTAAAAGAATATAAATTCGTGGGCGCGGAAAAAGATATGACTAACACGATAACGGGTTTAAAAAGCCGTGAAAGTTGGCTACAAAAAACATTGAAAAACGTGAAAGTATATAAGGGTGATGGTGTCGGGGATGTACTAGGCAGAGCAATCGGAAAAACAGAAGCAGGTAATCCTAATTCATATTGCAAGTATTTCAAGACATTATCAAAAGGTGGAATAAAGGTCGGTCAGTCAATTAATTTATCGAAAATTATTATGCATTAAAGGTGATTTATATGTTTAAATTTTTTCTCACAAAAGACAATAAAGATAATGACATAACCGACTATGTTTCTACTGCTAATTGGAGTGGTGAAACTGATACGGTATCACGAAAATTAGATTTTTCCATCGTGTACACCACCAAAAATAAGAATTTTATAAACGTCCAAATTGATTGTGGCAACGAAATCAAAATGCAGTATATTGACGAAAAAAACAATACTTATAATATTTTTGATGGAATAGTTTTCAATAAATCACGCGCGACTAATAACAATACTATGGATTTTAATTGTTTTGATAAATTAATATATCTGAATAAACGTAAAGATACAAGGAAATTTGACAATGTTTCTGTTACAGATGCAATAACGCAGATATGCAATATTAATAATATAGCAATCGGCAAAATAGATGATGAATTAAGCGGCGTTGTAATATCAACTATTGAAAAAGAAAAATCGTATGCAGAAATGATAACAGATATATTAGATTTGGCGAAAGCTAAAACGCAACACACCTATAATTATTACAGTAATGATAATAAATTATATGTAATTGTCCATTCTGAAATTATAGACAAATTAGTGTTATCGGATGAAGTCAACGTTATATCAACTAATCACAGTGAATCGATAGAAGATATGATTAATACAGTCATTATAATGGACAAAAACGGAAATGAGACGTACAGAATTACTAACGATGATGATGTAACGTCATACAGTACGCTATCAGATATTTACAAAATCGACAAAAAGAAGGATACGCAGACACAAGCTAAAGCAATGTTGAAAAAGATAGCGTATAAATCTAGTTTGTCGGGTGTCGGAAATGTCCAATGTATTGCAGGATACGCCGTGCAGATACAGGAAGAAATGCTAAAAGGTATATTTTCAATTAAGTCAGATAAGCATAGTATTTCCAATAACCTACATACAATGGATTTAGATTTAGTGTATTTAGAAGATGAGTCCAAAAAGCTAAATGAGGAAAAGAAAAATGAAAAATAATAATCCTTATATATCAATATTAAAGACAATGCAAGGTGTGTCACAAGATAATAATAGCCCTTGTATTGGAATTGGCAAAGTAATCGCACCACCTCCCGAAATACAAGTACAGTATAACAATATTATATTAGATAAAAAGGATGTATGGATTTCGGAATATCTATTAATCGGATATGAGAGGACAGCAAAAGGGCATATAGTCAGCGCGACACAAAATAGTGCTGGTGGCGGTGGCTATGCTGAATATGCATCACATAATCACGCGATAGATAATGATTACACGGACAACATTGTATATACTGATACACTTAAAGCTGGTGATGATGTGGCAATTATGCCAATGGCAGGAGACCAGCAATATATAATTTTGGATAAAATAGTTAGATTAGATGGAAGTGATTAATTATGAGTAGTCCATTTATGACGGGCAATATTAATAATGAGATTGATACAGAAGATAATGAGTTACCGACATACAAAGAATATAAATGGGATTTTGTAAACAATCATTTCATGGCTGATACAAGCGGTAATCATATTATTGTAACAGAAAACGAAGCACTAAAAGTGTGGATTTACAAAACACTTAATACTGAAAGATGGCGTTATCGTGTATACGATAATTCATACGGCATCGAGTTAGAAAAATTCATAGGCAAGGCAAATAATCAAGCAACAGCAGATGAATTAAAAGCGTATATTTCCGAAGCATTATTGGTTAATAATTATATTAAATCAATAGATACATTAGACTCAACAATAAACGGAGATAAACTTTATTATGATATGACATTAACTACCATTTACGGAAAATTAACAGTTTCTAATGTTGTTGATGAAAGTTAATCCAGTTAACTTTTGGGGGTGAAAAAGTGGATATAAAAAAATTTCAAATGCAGACAAAAGATGATGTTTTGAAAAGATTGCAAACTAACATTTCTGATGAAGTATCAAAAATAGAAGGTACGTTTAATTATGATAATTTGTCAGCAAACAGTATTGAGTTTAGTAATGCATATAACGAAATGAATATAATGATAGATGCCGCATTCGCGGATACTTCATGGGGTGACTATCTAACGGCAAGGTGCGCGGAGTATGGAGTTGACAGAAAACTAGCGACTAAGGCAATAGGAGAGATTACAATCAAGGGCGCGGCTGGTATGTATGTCTTGAAGGGTAGTTTGTTTTGTAATGATAACAATTCGGTACAATTTGTTACAGACAAAGACGTTATTATACCGATAACAGGTGAAATAACTACGACGGTTACTTGCACGGTTGCAGGTGTAATCGGAAACGTGAAAGAAAAGACAATTACAAAAATACCTGTATCAATTCCCGGCGTTATAAGTGTAATTAATAATAATATCATGCATGATGGTTTCGATGAAGAATCGGACGAGGCACTATTGAAACGATACAAAGTTACAGTCAGAGCACCAGCAACAAGCGGTAACAAATACCATTATTATAATTGGGCAATGTCAGTCGAGGGAGTTGGCGCGGCGCGTATTATCCCTATATGGAATGGTGCAGGTACAGTTAAGGTTATTATACTTAACTCCGACATGCAATCTGCATCGGACGAGTTGGTACAGAAAGTATACAAATACATCGAAAATGTTAGACCTATTGGGGCAACGGTTACGGTACTTTCTCCAATACCTAAAAAGCTAAATATTACTTGTGATGTATTAGGCAAAGTAGATAAAGATTCATTTATTAAGGCTGTCAATAAATACATACAATCACGTAACTTAGATTTAACTTACATTTCCGCTGGACAGGTCGGAAAAATTCTTATGGAGCAGAATATTACAGATTACCGAAATTTAAAATTGAATGATTCTGATAGAGTGGATGTATTAGATACGGAATTACTTAATGTTGCAGATGTGACAATCAACGAATTAACGAGTTTTTGAGGGTGATTAATGATGAATTTTATTAGAGAAAATGAAATAGATATAAGTCGTTATTTGCCCGATTTTGTTAAAAATGATGAAAACATAAATAAGGTATTATCGTCAGAATCAAAAGAGCATGAATTACAGAGAGCGCAATTAATAGATATACTGAATCAGTTTTTTATTAATACTGCAACGTGGGGATTAGACTATTGGGAAAAAGTATTCCAAATCTATAGCAAAGACACTGAATCGTATGAATTAAGACGTGCTAAGATACTGGCAAAATTACGCGCCAAACAAGTATCAACGGTCAAATTTTTAACAGATTTAGCAAGCGCGTATTTTCCTGCTGAAGCAACAGTGGAAATACAAGAAGAAAATGAAAAGAATCTATTTCGTTTAATCGCTAATTATACTGCTTATAATAATGATTATGTTGCATTACGTGAATCTATAGATACGTACAAACCTGCACACCTAGCCATGATTATTCAACATTTTTTGGATGGCAAAGGTGGCTGGGGATATGGCGGTATAGTACAGACAGCAACAGTTATCAGAGTATATCAAGATGGCGCAGATAAATCTAATAATACGGAGGGATTTTAATAATGGCAAAGTTTTCTAATATCAAATTAACACAAATAGGTATTAATATGTTAGCCGCCGCAACAGCAACAGAAAAAATAACGTATACAACGTTTGCTTTGGGCGATGGTACAATTAAAGATACAGACAAGATTAAAGATTTAACTGATATGCAAAATAAGATTATATCTTTTCCAGTTGAAGATATTGCATCAGATAATAACGGTCAGATTACATTGACATCAACCGTTAGTAACAAGGTTGTTGAAAAAGGATTTTTTGCAAAGGAATTAGGGATATATGCAAAATTAGCAGATGGACAGGAAAAATTATATGCCTATGCTTATGCAGGGGATAATGCGGATTATTTACCCGATAATAGCGAGCCTGTGGATGAGTTAAAACTAAAAATTACGCTTGTAATCGGTAGCATTGATAAGGTAACGGCGGTTATTGATTCTTCTATTATCTTCATCACTTTAGAAGATTGTCGCAGAGAAATTAAACGACACAATGAAGATGTTGGCGCACATGATAATATTTTCAAAAGTTACGTTAAAAAAACTGGTGACACCATGACAGGCGATTTGACTGGTACTAATTTTGTGGGTGCGCTGAAAGGCAATGCTGATACTGCAACTAACGCCGCTAATGATGGCACAGGCAGAAATATAGTAGATACCTATCCAACTAAAACGGGTGTAGGTGCAAGCGGAAAATGGGGTATAGATATAACGGGTACTGCTGTTAATGCTACTAATGCAGTTACCGCTAATAACGCTAATACTGTTGCAGGTTTAGCGGTACATAGTGGCAGAAATAGCGAAGTAAACAAGATTGTACGCACGGATGGAAGCGGTTATATCCAGTGCGGTTATATTAATTCTAGTAGCGGTGACGAAAAAAACAATAGTAATTGCAGTTATGTGTGGGGCACTAATGGTAGTGATAGCTATATGCGCACATACAGGACAGGTAATCTGTGCGTTGATTATAGTAATCATACAGGGCGTGTAGACAACGATAACACGTCAATGCGTTTTCATTGGAATGGACAAGGAGGACAGCCCGATTGGTTGTGGGGTGGCAGTAATCCGTCTGATATGTATGTGTACAATCCGCGCAATTTTCATGTTTCTTATGCTGATAGTGCTGGAAATGCTGACACGGTTGACGGATGGCACAGAGACGATTTTAAAAGAAACATGTGTGGTAGAAATGCACCAACAATGACACAACTATTAGACCACACTGGAAAAACATGGGTTGGCAACGGAAATAGCGGTATATATGGGCAAGGTACAGGAGACCTTGCGTTAACACAAGATTTTAGAAATTTTGATAAAATATTGGTTTTAAGTGCTGGTGACGATTGCACATGGCAATGTAGCACATTATGGGAAACGTGGGAGTTAGAATATATGTTTTGTAATACATATAGAATTAATCTTGCAAAAAATTTTTCGTTTAACTGGTGGATATGGAGTCGTGTATATCCTGGAAATGATAAAAACCACAAATTATCAACACCAACAAATTGGGTATTACAACAAGAGCAAGTAGTAATATGCAATATTATTGGTATTAATTATTAAGAGGTGATTGCATGTATTATTTAATTAGAAATAATTATTGCATTAAAATATCAGAGGATAAAAACGATTTTATCGGTATAATGCAATCTGGTGATAAAATACAGTACAATGATACAGAGCTAACGGCAGATGAAATTTTTACCATCGATGAAAACGGGATAATGATTAAAAAATAACAGGTGATAGTATGGAAACAATAGCGGCAGGATGCGCAACAGTTTTATTTGTTTGCACCGTATTTAATTACATTGTGATAAAACCTTTAAAAGGTTTAATTGATAATGTGTCGGATATGGTTAAAAGCATACAAAACGACCTAAAACTTTACAACGTGCAAAGAGAAGAAACTGAAAAGAGAGTATCAATTTTGGAAGTACGAGTTTCAGAAATTGAGAAGAAAATCGAAAAGTAAATCCGGTTAACTTTTTGAGAGGGCTTTTTATAAGTCCTCTTTTATTTATAAAGGAAAATGAATATGAGTAAAATATGGAATTTTATTAAAAAATATAATCTTACAGAATTATCAATAGTCACTATTGTATTATCTTTGATTTATCTATTGGCATGGTTTGTAAATGGGTATATGGGTATGCACTTTTCGTTACCCGATTTGATAACATTTTATTCAGTCATTGTTGTTAAAAATTTAGGCAGTCATACAGTTGATTCTGTTTTTAATTCGCAGAAGGGCGAAATGCCAAAGAGGGAAAATAAAGATGAATAGTTTGGAGTTTATAGAGTTGTATAACCGATTCTATGATTTCTATTTCACAGCACGTAAAAGCAATTTTTATGATGAAGATATGCAGAAAATGAAAGACAGTATTGATTTAATGTATCTAAGTATCTTTAAAAGGGGAAATGAAAAATGAGTAAAGTATTTATAAATCCAGGCCATGACAGACAGTATGATAGTGGTGCAGTAAATCCGATTACAGGTATGCGTGAATGTGATGTAGCCTATAATGTCGGTGTGCTTTTGAAGCAGTACCTTGAGAATGTTGGCATGGAAGTCGAAATGTTGCAGTCTGATAACCTCTATCATGATAGTGATTATAATTTGCCATGCGTGTGTGATGGTGCCAACAATATGCCAGCAGACTTGTTTGTTTCTATCCACTGCAATGCCGCTAGTGGAGATGCACAGGGCACAGAAACGCTTGTGTTATCTGATTCATGTGTTGATGCTTGTAAGGTAGCACAGACCGTGCAGAATCAGATTGTCAATAGTCTAGGCACGGTTGACAGAGGGCTGAAGGAGAGACCTAAACTGATTGTTTTAAAACATACGGATGCACCTGCAATTCTTGTAGAAATGGCTTTTATTGATAATGATTCAGATTCAGAATTACTTGCAAACAATCAAGATGATTTTGCTAAAGCAATAGCAAGAGGTATCACGGATGCAGGATATTAATTTTTTGAAAGTGGAAACTTTTTTGATGTAATATCGTATATATATATTATCAAGCAAAGCGAAGATAATATGATTAAGAGGTATATAGACATATGAATAAAGTAAAGATAATAAGTATAGTATTAGTTATATTAGTATTGATTATATCTGTATTATGTATCTATAATCATAAACATAAAGAA